ATCTGAGGCATTTTTGATATTTTTTTCTTCGTTTATTTCATACCACTAAGTTAGTCATAAAGTAGACTTCTACAAATTTTTTTAGCACAAATGTCAAAAAATATGCTAATACAGAATGATTCTAAATAAGAAATTTCCATGCGTTTTTTTTATGGTTTTTCTTGGATATATCAATTATTTTTTGTATGCACTTTCGTTTTTGTTTTGTTATGATATTTTAACAGTATATATTTTGAATTGTCAGAAATTTTTTGTATAAACATTTTACTATTTAGAATGAATATAAATTACAAAAGTGAACACAATATTATTAGGATATATCGAATAAATTTTGTATAGGATATTCAGATCATCAATGATGAGAATCTAATCAAAACAAATGATTAAAATCTAATCATAATAAATCCTATGCACGCATAATATATGCACGCATAACAAAATACTATGCACGCATAATAAAGATAGTTATTGATGTTATTAAGAATGATTCTAAATAAGGAGTTTCGGTTAGGATTTGGGCAGGGGATACTGACCGCCGTAAAAGACCTCAAAATCTACATATACTTTTTTCACACGATTCCCATAAAGGCACTTTAGAGACGATTTAAGAGGTTTTAATACACGGGAGGGTATAAAGAGTCCCACCGTTACCGTTAACGCTCTCATACGCAGTTTTCCAAACAGCTTCATGATCCGTTGAACTACATCCATTTTCCTAGCTAATCCTATTAGTGATAAACATATATAAGGCGTTTTTTACAACTTTCTAGATTCTATGGGGGTTAGAGCTGTGTCGTAAGTGGTAACAAGTTGTTCTATAAAAGTGGTAACAAAGTCATATTTTTTTAGTATATTTGCTACATGCTATCTAAAAAAGGCGTAGATTTAAGTGTATGTGCTTATTGTAAGACCAAGCTAGATGAATACAGCAGAACCGTAGATCATCTGTTCCCTAAGTCAAGGGGCGGCAAGTTAAGCAACTCCAATAAAGTACCATGCTGTGGCGACTGCAATAAAATGAAAGGCAACATGAGTGTTGTTGAATTCGCTAGGGCTATCAATGGACTAATCTACTATGAGCATACCAAACACAAAGAGAGCATATCGCATCTCAAAAAGGTTAAGTTAAACATAGAAAAATTAATTAATGACAGGAGAAAAAAATAGCATAGTCTATGACTTGCTGCTAATGGAGGCGGACAGGTTCGTGTCCAAGAAAAGAGATGACAAGGTTATATACCACAAAGACAAGCATGGGGATTTCGTGCCGATAGCTCAGGGGTATTCTGATGAAACAGATGTAATACTTAGTCAGCTACTTAAAAAGAAAAGAACCAGGTATATGCTTACCTTTATGGAGTCGGTGGACATGCTTGATTCAGTTAAGCCATCGTCAAACAGAATGGTAAGATTTTTTACAAAACAAATGTCATACGGCAATATAGTTAAAAACTATAGCCTTAGAGATATACAACAATGTACCGATATGAATATGCGGTACGTAATGGCATCTATAAAGGAGCTATGCGGAATTGACGCAATAAGATACCACGAACATAAGAACAGAAGAACGTACATGGTTAACCCTATATACTTTTACAAAGGAACCATAAAAAAGATGTTTTTCTCCGTAAGGGAGTACGACAAACTTCCAAAGAGAGACGAAAATCTTAACGTTATAAAAACAAACAAATATGAACTTGATTAAACACGGAGCTAATGTTCACGAATTAATTTTAGACACAGATCAAAAAAGGGTAGCTATGCTATCAGATATACACTGGGACAATCCTAAATGCGATTGGACACTACTTAAGAAACACCTAGACTACTGTAAAACCCATAGCATACCCGTTATGGTTAACGGAGACTTCTTCTGCTTGATGCAAGGTAAGGGAGATAGGCGTGCCAATAAAAGCGATATCCGCCCAGAACATAATAACGCTAAATACCTAGACTCTATTATAGAAACGGCAGTAGCGTTCTTCAAACCCTATGCCGACATATTGACCGTACTTGGGTACGGGAATCATGAAACGGCTATCATCAAGTGGCAGGAGACTGACATCTTGCAGAGGTTTGTTGATATATTGAATTACGAATGTAAATCAAATGTCCAAACAGGCGGCTACGGTGGCTGGCTCATAGTCAAAAGAGAATACTATAAAAAATTGTTTCCGTTTAAAATAAAATACTTTCACGGGTCAGGTGGTGGAGGTGTTGTAACTAAAGGGGCTCTTAATTTGACTAGGGCGTTAGAAATGTACGAGGGTTGCGATGTATTTACTATGGGTCATATACACGAAAACTCTGCGAGAAATGATGTAAGAGAGGATTTAGACCAAAGTCCTAAAATAGGATATAGGGTTCAGCATAAATACATTCACTCAATGATTACGGGTACATACAAGGAAGAGTATGGAGATGGGTCAAAAGGGTGGCATGTAGAAAGAGGAGCTCCCGTAAAACCTGTAGGTGGTAGAATAATGACTCTTGGAATAGAAAGGGGAAGGACTAATGGAGAGGATGTTATAAAGAGGTGGGTAGACTCTCAAAGATTGATATAATAAAAACATTTATATTTGTATCATGTTAAGTCCAGCAAAAGGTGGTAGAAAAAAAAGATGGGAAATCGTTCAAAACGATGATGGCTCTTATGTAAAAAGAAGAAAAAATCGAAGAGGTGATATTATCATTAAAAAGATAACACCTATTCCTAAAGAAAAAACCCCAAAAGAAAAAGCTCCTAAAGAAGAAAAAAAATATAGCAAGGAAGAGACTAAGATCGCAATGTCAAAAGCTCAATCCCTTGTAGATAAAATAGATGGAGTTCCTGAAGACTCTACACCCAGAGAAAGAAAAAAGTTTTACAGAAAGAAAAAAAGAGCTCAAAGAAAAGTAGAGAGAGAAGTAATTAGAGCTGAAAGACAAAAAGAAAAAGAAGAAAAACCTCCAAGTCCAAAAAACCCCAAGTTAAAACTTAAAGTGTTTAAGGGTGGATATAAAGCAAAAGGCGGAGGCGGAAGAAAAAGTAAAAATCCATCTCCAAGCTGTCATTCTGGACAAGGTGGAAAATGTTTTGATGATTAAAAAATAGAAATAATGAGTTTAATTAATAGAATAAAAAAAGCAAAAGCTAAAGCAGATAAACTAGGTGAAAAATCTAAAAAAGCAGAAGAAAAAGGAAAAGTAAAAAGAGCTGCTAGACTAGAAAAAAGGTCTGATAAGAAATCAGGAAAAGCTAATAAGCTTGCAGGAAAATTGTTAGGAGCAAAAGTTGCGGCTGGAATTAAAGCAATGAATAGTGGTAGCAATTTCCCCAAGTCTTCTTTTACAATGGGCACTGCTTTTGGTACGGGCGAAACAATGCAAGATACAGGGGGAGAAAAAACGCACACCTTTAAAAAACCTGTACCTAAAGATACCAGCTACAAAAAACCATCACCTAAGAAAAAAAATAAATAGAAATTATGGCAATGTACGGGAAAAACAAAATGAACAATTTAAAAATGTCACCTAAGAAAAAAACTGACAAGAAAATGAGCAAGAAAGAAAAGTTCATGGCAATTCTTGAAGCTGCTAAAGCAAAAGCTGCTGAAGCAAAAAAGAAAGGTAAAAAGAAATCATAATGAAAAAGAGAGGAAAAGCAATGATGGCTATTCTTGTCGGAAAAGAAATGGCAGGAAAATCAAAGAAATGTAAAAAATGCAAGGGCAAATGCTCATGCGATAAATATTAAATCATGGGAAAACAACAAAAGGTTAATGGGCCTGGAGATGGAAAAAAAAAGAATTCAGACCCAATGCCAGGAACTATATCAAGTGTAAATCTTAAAGAGGCAGGCAAAGTGTTCATAAATCAATTTAAAAAATTTCAAAAGGCAATGAATACTCCAATAGTGACTAGCCAAAAGAAAAAAAATAAGGAATAAAATATGATTCATACTGATAAAGACAGTATGATTAAGGGTCATATACCCACGGAGGCGTGGAAGCCATCACATGAAGAATTTGAGTATCCAAAATCATTTGTAGATTGGATAGACAGTATTAACTCTGGGTGGCAGAATAAAAAAGAATTCAGACCCTTTAGTCTTTACTGCGACCAAGCCGATAAATGGCTAAAAGATAAATCTACCATCATGGATTTTGACAACGAAGAAGATCAATATGATTGGCTCGTTGAAGAGATTCAAAGATGCAAAGACAATACATTATATTTTTGTAACAAATATGGATTTATAAAAGAAGATAAATCCGAAGGGGGTATGTTAAAATACTCAGCATGGGATGCTCAAAAAGTTTTGTTATTCTTATTTGACTGCGGGTATTCGTTTATGATAGGTAAGGCTCGTCAGATTGGTTTTACAACAACAATGTGTTTGGCGGGAATGAAAAGAGTAAACCTAAACAAGTCTTATTTTATAAAGTTTGTTACACACTCTGAATCAAAAGGTATAGAGATATTCCGAGACAAGGTTAAGTGGACATACACAAAGATTCCTGATCACATAGCTCAAGAGGTAAAAAACTGGACAGATAAGGTCATGTCATTTGACAAGAAAGGTCAAAAGAAAGGTCGTGACGAAGGTGGAGCTTCAAGGTTCCAGGTAGACAGTCCACAAGTAGACGCAATAAACGGTGGTTCTCCATCTGCAGTATTCGTAGACGAGATAGGTTTGTTTGATATCTTTGGAGAAATGATGCGAGAAGGAAGGCCTGCATTGTTTAAGTATAACCCTGACACGGGTAAAATGACCATGCAACAACAGTTTATGGCTTGGGGTACTGGCGGTGAAATGGATAAAGGCGGTTCAGTATTTGAGTCTGAGTTTAAGATGTGCTTAAAACAATGGAAAGAAGGTAATTATGAGTACGGTATTATACCTTTATTCTTTAATGCTTATGCTAGAAGAGGCGTCACAGATGCTCACATCAACAACGAAAGAAAAGCATACCTAGCGCTAGAAGGAACAAAAAAAGGTGAGATAGCAAAGGTTCAGTTTCATCAACACTATCCCATAACTGTAGACGATATGTTCTTGCGTAAATCAAGAACTTTAGTCCCTATAAGTTTATGCAATCAAAGGCTTAACGATATATATGGTAAGATGTGCCTATTGAATATGGGTACTTTGATCCAATACTGGATATGTCTCAACCAACAGCAGACTTGTTAACCACGCATAGAATTGTTGGTGCAGAATGGATACCTACAAAAGGTAGAGAAGACATAAACACATCTGCAGTTATTGTGCATCATCCTCCAAATGGAGAGGTTTGGAAAAACAGATGGTATCAAGGAACTGACCCTATTAATTCAGAAACAGGTCACTCTAAAATGTGTAGTGCTATATGGGATTCATATACAAACTCAGTGTCTTCAGTTGTTTTTCATAGAGATAGAAAATTTAAACAAACTTACTTGCAAGTGCTTCTCCAAAGTCTTTATTACGATCAGCAAAAAAGAGGAGGCGTAAAAGAGCTTATAGAAAATAATATCGGAGACATGCACCTTGACTTTCAAGAAATACATGGGTTTAGAAATAAATTTACCGCTATGGCTCAATTACCAGAATATCTTCAAACACATTCTGGAAAATGGTTTGGCATATCTAATAAAGCTAACACAGCTCCTAGAATTATAGCTAAAACCGAGGAAATGCTAGATACTTACGCTGAGAGTATAGACGTACCTTGGATATGGGAACAATTAAAAACTTTTGTAGAAAAAGACCTAAGAAGTTCCACGAGTCATAGGCAGACAAGATACCAAGCGGCTGATACAAGATACGACTATGATGATGCTATATTTGCAGTTACATTTGCGTATATAAATGCACAATCACACTCAAGGTATGAACCTGAAAACATAAAAACAGCACAAGGAGACAACAAGGTTGTAACTAGATATATTCAATCTAAGGAAACTAATTACAGGATGAAACTTGCAAGGGTCGATTCAAAAACAGGCAAAATCCTAAAAATTATCAATTAGAATATTGCATATATTTGTGATATAAAACTTTAAAAAAAAGATATGCCTTTATATGTAGGAGATAACGAAATATTTGGTGGAGACGCTTCAAACGTGCAAGACACTAAGGTAAACAATGTAGAGATTAAAATACAAGGAACAGGTTTTGGATCTGACTCAATTGCAATTGGCACAGAAAGCACTATTTCTTCAAATACACAAACTCTTGCAGTAGGTGCAAACGCTCACAAAAACAATGAAGGTGTAGGAAATACAGCTATCGGATGTAGAGCCCTTCAAGGGGATGGTAATAATCCTAGCCTACATGGCGATTGGAACACATCAGTAGGTCTTCAAGCTGCGTCTGGCGTAACTGGAGATGGAAATACTGTTGTAGGTTCAGAAGCATGGGGCGCAGGAACACTTAGCGCAGCTATAGCCTCAGGACAGTATAATACAGTCGTAGGAAGAAAAGCTGGATATTTATTAAATACTGGTTCAAATAATGTTTTAATTGGGTTCCAAGCAGGAACTGGAGCTAATACTATTGCAGGAAGCCTTAAAACAGGAAGTAATAATATCTTAATTGGAACAAACTCTTTAGATATCTCAGACCCGATAAATAATCAGATAATACTTGGAGATGTAAATACTACAGATTTGTTTTGTAGTGCTACAACTATACAATTTTTGTCTGATAAAAGGGATAAAAAAGATATTAAAGTTATTTCTGCTGGACTAAATCTAGTTAAAGATTTAAAGCCTGTTGAATTTGTTTGGAATCATAGAGATGAAAACTTTGAAAGAAACGGGTCTAAAGATTGTGGATTTATTGCACAAGATTTAAAGATGGTTCAAGAAAAATATAATTTGTCTGAAGAATTAAAACTTGTCAAGGAGGGCGTTGTATCAGACACAATGCACGCAGCTCCAGCAAGGCTTCTACCTATATTGGTGAAGGCAATCCAAGAGCTTTCTGCAGAAGTAGAAAAATTAAAAGCATAAAATGGCATATATACAAAAATCAAATTTTAAGCCTCAAGTAAACTCAAATAGCAATGAGAATAATATGTTCTTTGACATTAGGTATCTCATTCAAGCTATCGAAGGTGCATCAATATATGTAAATGGATTTAGAATAACTAGCTGTTTAGAAGGTAATATACTTTTGCCTGAAAATGCAACTGTAGAGTATACTGGACCGTTAACTTTATGCCCTGATGCGACACTAACAATTCCAAATGGAACAACTTTAACAATAGTATAAAATGGAATCTAAATCCCCGATAGACGTTATAAAGTAGACCAATCTATTTGAAATTGAGAAAGTATAACTTTTGATTTATCAAATCCTAGTTTTTTATTTTCCCAAATACATCCGTGTTCGTTTTCTTTAACTAGTTCGTATTCTTCTTCTATGGAATAGAAATGTTTCATTTCTTTTTTATTCATTTTCTTATATGACATCCTAGTGTATCCGTGTCCATCTTCAAATGAGTTTTTATTAGAGTTGTACCAATAAAGATGATACTCTGTAACGTATCTAGTGGATTCAAATATTGGTGTTATATAAGATTTTGTGATAAAATGTTGAGTTTCGTCTCCTATTACTTGTGAAAGTTTATTACTAGAGTATGACGAAGATGTACTCAATTTACATTATTCTATTTTCCCATTCTTTCATGATAAAATTTACTTCCGCTCCTAAATCCCAAACAGGAATGGTAACATAATTTTCATTCTTATCAGTGTTTAACCAACAAATATAACAATTTCCTACACTTATTTTAGTGTTTTTCTCTATTATGTGTTTGTATATACCTAGTTGAAGGCTAAATTTTGTCATTTCACAATCATCTAAGTGGTCTAATCCGTTTATTAACTTATTACCATAAGGACTATGGTCTTTTATCTCTTTATTAGTCTTATAGTCCCATATTTGATACTCATTAGAAGTTTCATTATAGAAAAGCTTATCTACCATTCCACATATTCCTGACTCATAATCTCCAACAACTAATTCTGCTTTAGCAAGTATTAACTTTCCTTTAGTGTCATTAAAAAAATTATCTACAAAACTTAAAAGATTGGGATTTATCTCAGACAACTGAGGGTCTTCGTATAATTTGTTTTGAAATAAGTATTCAGCATAAGCATGTACATGTGTACCTTTAAATGCAGCGGAATCCCTTTTATCCTCCCAGTCTTTTAACACTTGAATTACGGGTATGTTATGCTTTTTAGCATACCTAGTTGCTATTAGTTCTGACTCAAAAGGTTTTTGATACTGTCCAACAATAGAAGTAACCGAAGTACACTCTTTTTCTCTGTAAAAGTAAGTGTGAGAGCGTTCTCTAAATATTATATCTCTAAACTTGTCTAGCTCTTTTAATATAGATGAATCAATCATATTAAATTAACCTCCTCTACCTCTTTCATTAAATCTTCTAATGCTTTTTCCATCATTTCATCTTCATCGGATAAAGGTCTAAATCTATTAGAAAGAAAATATTGAAACTTAGATCCTTCAGCTATATTCACTTCGGCAAGTTTATACCCAAGGGTCATTCTTTGTCTTGCTAGGTTCTTTGCGTCAACAACTGTGTAGATTTCATTTTTCTTAATCCACTCTCCAATAAAACCATCTGGTTTAGCATTATCATTAACACACACAACTCTAAAACTGTCCATAATTCCATACATAATTTTTAAAAAAACCCCCAGGTATAATTGTATGGTTGGACTGGATAGAGAATACAAGGGGGTTCAAAGTAAAATAAAAAAGCCAACGACCAACCAACTCTAATGTTGAAGCAAATATAGTGCATTTTTTAAAAAAAACAAAAGAAAACAAGAAAAAAGAAAAAGAAAGAAAAGAACCAAAAGAAAGAAAAAGAAAAAAGAAGAAAAGAAAAGAAAAAAAAGTTTTCTCTAAAAAAGTTATTAACAAAGTGTGTTTTCCTTAAAATTTTGCATTTAAAAAACATATATATTTGTAACGCTATGCACTGTGCATGGTTTTTTACAAACCAACACCGACTTATGTCCGTGTATAATACATTTTTAAAATGGCTTTTAATTATCAATTTCCTAGAATCGGTAGCGTAGATACTGTTACTGTTCTAAACACACCTGCTGGTACAGATTACGATCTAGACGCAGGTACAATTACTATTAAAGATGAAGACGAAAATGCTTCTTTAGTTGTTCGAGCATGTGATTTAATCGCGTTTGATCAGACTGATTTTACAGCTGGTACTCCTCACTCTGTAGATGTAGACCTTACAGGTATTACAGTAGTTAACAATAGAGTTTATTCTCTTACTGTTTCTGCTCCAAACGTAAAGAATTTCTTTGGTGGTGGTCGTGAGACTGGTGCGATTTATCAAACTCGTACTTACAACATCTCTTCTGACGTTACAGCTACTGTTGGTGAAATTCAAGCTGCATTTGTTGCTGCTATCGCTGCTGATCCAGGAGCTTACTTTACTGCTTCTGCTGAAGCTGGAGATGTAGTTCGAATTACTGCTTTATCTGCTGACGCTGGAGCATTAGAAATTACTGCACCTGCTGGAGCCACTAAGGCTGACAATGCTGCATTTGTTGCACCTGTTGGAACTGAAGCTGAAGTTTTGGCTTACGGAATTAGTGCTGCTGTTGCTGATGCTGCTGGTTATGATAGATTCATTATCAAACACAGAAAATTCACTCGAAGCAATGCTATTAGCGGTCTTCAAGCTGTTCTTCCTGCTATCTCTTTAGTTTACCTAAAGCAAGATGCTGGAGGTACTGGAGCTGCTGTAACAGCGATTACTGATTTCCTTGATGGAACTCACACTCCTGTTGCCGACTACCTAGGGTGTCCAGCACTGTAATTAATTTTTAATTATATTTGTAGGGTAGGGGTAAAATCCTCTACCCTATTTTTTTATTAATTTTATGGCAAGAAAAGAAGTTGATATTGTTCTTTTCGGTTTAGACAGGGATGGAGACTTAAGAATAGAGTACCCCGAACTAGCTGAAGTAGAAGAGTTTAAGTCGTTAAAAGTAAAAGAAGTAAGACTTTGTTGGTTTTTAGGCAATAGAACAAGCCCAATATATAAACTAGATAAAGCAAAAAGACTTATAAAAGCTTTAGAGTTAGTATACGGAAAAAGTTACAGCTCAAGAAAAGACCTTCAAGGTATATTAAATGGTGAAATGCCAGAACACCTTGTTAATGGTATAAGAAAAATGGAGTTGTTCAATCCTGAGTACAGGCTGAGAGCAAAACTTATGAGTCAATACATGTTTGAAGTGCTTAATGATATGATTATTGTAGACAATACTACTCTTGCAACAATGGACATAGATGAGAAAAAGAAATATACCGACTTGGTTGTTAAGATTCATTCTGAACTTCCTGATATGGTTAAAACGTTAGAGACTTCTTATGGCGCTAAAACTATTGAGAAAAAGACTAAGAAAGAGGTTCTTGTAAAAATTAACGACATACTATGAGTTACATGTTCAGCACAAATAGGATAAGACCTA